TAGGTAAAGGTCACGGTATTACCGCTTTGCAAACATCTAAAAGTTGCCATGCTAGAACTCCAAAAAAAGAGGGGTTATTAGCCCCTCTTTAATTACACCGCCCGAACAACCACACACTTCACAGTAGTGCTTGCCAAATCCAATGTACCGCCTGATTCGTTTTGGAAACGAATAGACACAACATTTGCCGCTGAGACATAAGGCGTGATGGAGATGCCAGAGACATCCACACCCAAACTAACATTCATCACAATGTCGCCTAGCTTTACGCCAGGTACTGCAATCGTGTTTGTCTCACCAACGCCATCACCTAAAGATGAAGCGTCAAGTGTTGCTGTTACAGACCATGTATCAGAGAAAAGCCCACGAAATTGGTCATTGCCTCTGCGAGAGGTTACTGCCGTTGCTGCTGCCATAATAAATACCTCCTAAAGTTTTTAAACCCCCCCCTCGTTAGAGGGAGGGAATGCTATTAGGCTGGTACTGCCAAAGCAAAAGCAGCAGAAGCGTTAGACGCTGTGCTGGTTGCCGAGGTACGCAGTGCCTTAACACCATAGATGGTGTCAGCGGTGAACAACGTGCCAAGGTACTCTTGCTTGTACTGGGTCTGCGAACGGATGCCGGTCTGCTCAATCAGAACCATCGCATCGCGGTGGCCCATCAAGCAAATACGGTCAGTAGTGCTAGTACCAGCGCCAGTATCAGCCTGAGAAGTAGCAAATACCGCCATGCCATACAGTTGACCGATTTCACCGTTGCGGATAGCGTCGCCGTTACCAACAAACGCTTGCTCGGTGTAACGGGCCAGACCCATCAACGTGTTGCGGCTGGAAGGAGGAATCAGGAAGAAACGTCCGTCCATAGCAATGTCGTTGTCATCCAAACGCTGAATAGTACGGCGAATAGCTGCATCGGTCAGAGAGGCTGCATTGGAGCTAGAGCTGTTGTAAGCAGTAGTTCCATCAGAGCCAACAAAAGCCTTCGTGCTAGAAGCAGCAGTTGCGTAGTCATCAGTACCAATGGTGGCGCCATTGAACGCACGGCCCAATTGAACCAGGTCAGTGTCAATGCGCTTTGCCAATGCATAACCGGCATCTTCCGTGTAGAAAGAACGCAGGCTAGTCAGGGCTTGCACATCAACAATGTCCTCAATCAAACGGCTGTACTCATAGTGCTTATTGATAAGCACTTGAATGTTGGTGTCGCTCTCTGCAATCAGAGTAACGGCATCGGTTGCAGCCTTGACGGAAGCACTACCACGGGCAGGGCTAGGGATATTAACAGTATCGCCTTTTTTGCCTTTGAAGGACATTTTCTTGACCAAATTGGCCAGGACAAGATTCTTCTTATAGGCAGCAACAATTTCATCACTCCAAATTTCTGGAATGAAGTTAGCCGCTGACGTTACGGTTACCGCATTGGTGGGGGAAAAAGCAGTGTTTGCCATGTTAAAACTCCAAAATTAAATTATCGTACACGACCATCAGCGTATGCCTGCATGATTTCATCACTCAGTATTTCATATCGCTGTGGATCAGTCATTTTCAGTCGAATAAGATCGGCCCTTCGATAGACGCGCTTGGAACTCTCTCCAGAACCACCAACATCAACTTGCGCTGCTTTCATGCTCTTAGTCCGAATAGCATCATTTGCCTGTCCAGACTGTTTAGCCTTAATGCCGCGCAATTCTTTGAAGGTGGACAACAATTCATTCGCCGAGTCATAGTCAAACTCTGCATCTGCCTTTGCGTACAGTCCCAATCTCACGGGTGAGGATTTCACCCAGTTATGGAACTCCGAATCATTGACCACTTGGGAGTAGTCAGGATGATCTTGCGCCAGCTTTTGCTGAATTTGCATCCGTCTGAAATCCATGCCAGCTTGTCTAGCCGCGAGAACGTCAGGATGTTTATCAATCGTCGCTTGAACTGCCTTTTGAGGATTCTCAAAAAAGTCAACTTCAGGCTCTTCCTCTTTGATAGGTTGCGATCTTCCACCAAGGTTTTGCTTGATTAACTCGTCAGCTAACTTACGAACTTCGCCGACCTCTTGGGCCTGCTTACCGATCAGCCTTTCAGCTTCCTGGTGCATTCGTACTACTTCATCCAAACTTTTAGACCTGTATTTCTCAGGAAGTTCAGTTTTAGTTTCTTCTATTTCGAGTTCGCCTAGCGGCTCTGTGGGTTCATCAATCAACATATCGGGTTCCTGCCAAAATGGTTGTAGGATAATTCAACTCGGCATAATGCTTATGAGTTGGCTTTTTGCTCCGCTTTCAACTTTTCGGTGTGTCGGTGTTCAAACCGTCCATAAGCGGACGGAAAGTTGCCAGACCAACCTTCAAGGTTAAATGACGGAGCACTTATTACACGGTGAGCAAGCCCACCGCACTCGCACCTAAAACTCTGTTCCTCATAATCACAGAATCTTTCGGTCTTATGCCCGTTTTCACAGGCAAAATCATACATTCTTTTCATTCAAATCCTCGTATGCTCGTTCGCTGACCTCTTTCAAGGTTATCAGCCAAGTTAGGATGGAAATCTCGCCTTTGCGGAATTGTAGAGCTTTTTCATCAGATATGGTGGAGACATTGTTAAGTGCCTCAAACATCTTATTGGCATCCTCAATCAATTCAATCCAACCAGGCATGGAGAATAGGTCAAACCTGTCCTCGTAGTATCTTTGCAACTCAGGAGTCATATTATTTATCCATTAACATAGTTAGCCACCAGAAAATCAAACCAAGCAAAAGTATTATTAACGCTCCAGCTATAAGCCAAGTTAATAAATCCTCAATTTCTTCCTTACGTTTCTTGGCTTTGTTCTCGGCCAAGATTTCCTCTACCTTGCGCTGCTTGATGATATTGTTGCGCTCCACCATGAGCTGCTGCCAGAGGTCGGCATTACCCGACATGACCATATAGTTGTTCAGCTCCCTCTCAGCATCAGCCAACTGCTTGGCCTGCATGACTATCTCAAACGCTTGCGCCGTATCTGACTTTGCAAAACTACTCTTAGGCTTGGACGCTTCCCTCTGGACAATGTCCTTTGCCTCGAAAAACTTCATCATCTCCCCGCCAATGGCGTGGATGTCCTTGCCCATCTTGATCGCGGCCTGCACCCCCTTTATCGCGGCTTGTGCAGTCGCAAAGGCGGTGATTGGATCGATCATTTTGGATCACGATTTACCAAGCCAATGGCTTACATAACCGATCACGCTACCAAAGGCAGATACAGCAACCATGCCCATCCAAAAGCCTCCCTTGCTTTGATTCGCCATCTCAACCAACTTGTCAATTGACGTTTCCATCTTGTCTATCTTGGCGCTCATCTCGTCAAACCGGCGTTCGTAGTCCTGGACCTTCTGCCACAGGACTCCGTATCGAATCGGATCGATAGTTTCTGGGATGTTCATTACCAGGGCACTCCAGTTGCAGTTACGGGGTTTTTCTTCAATTCAATTTGCGCGGCAAGGTTAGCTTCTATTGCGTCCTTGTCCACGCCGTTAGCCCAGCACCAGTTAAGCACTTCAGCCTCAGTAACGCTGGCGTAGGGGATAGCAGGGGTCGCAGTAGCAAAGCCGCAAGTGCCGTAGCTTGATGCGGTGTAAGTACCGTCAACAGCGTTTACAGTCCAGTAAGCCGTGGTGATGAATCCGTCTGCGGTAAGGCGGTCACATTGAATAATTTTCCAAGTAGTGTTCATTTTGCTTCCAGTGCCTCAATACGGGCGGTTAGGGATGTGATAAGTGTTTGCTGTTCTTGCATTGCTGCAACCAAATGCGGAATTAAAAAAGATGAATCAACAGCTTGATATACAGGTTTTCCATCAGCATCAACGGCATCTTTTTCCCCAGTTACTGCATGGGGGACAATAGCTTGTAATTCGTGGGCAATAAATCCTTCAGAATATTGATTGCCTTCAATGTATTCAAAAGAACAAGGTTTTAACTTAGAAATTAAAGACAATGTGCTTGTCATTGGTTGCACATTTTGCTTTAGGCGGTAATCAGATGTAACATTAAATGCGGTTACAGAGCCACTAGAAGTAATACTGCCAGCAGACACATAGGTTGTTCCGTTGTCTGTATAAAATTGAATATGGTTTCCAGATGTTCCGCTTAATCCAAGCGCCATATTGTCTGCGCCGCGCATAGTAATAAAACCTACGCCGCCTGTTGTTGGGCCAGTTGCAATGCCATTTACGCGAGAGGCAATTGGGTTTGCAGCCATAGTCCCCACCAGCAAGCTACCGCTGGAGTCGATACGCATTGTTTCAGTAGTGCCACCACTCCCTCGGTAAAAAGCTAATACTTCTGCTGCTGGCTGACGAATAGCTGCATATGTTGTTCCATCAATTTTTAATTCCAAACTACTTCCGCTTGTATATGAT